CGTCAACCATCCATTTGGGGCCAGCACATATTTTCTTATTGGTCAATCCAGCACATTGGTTGACACCAGCGCCATACCTCAAACCATAACCATGGGCGCGGGTGGCGTTAGCATAAAAAGATCAAACCCATTCACAGATACCGTTACCGGCCCAACTCCATATACAACGGCTTTGTATGGCGGCTCAATGTATTTTGATGGCACCGGGGATTACCTCACGCTGCCAAGCAATCAATTACCATTTTCAGCGGGAACGGGTGACTTTACTTTTGAATGTTGGGTTTATATAACTAGCCTTGCGTCAACGCGGGTAATATACGACACTTCCAATGGTGGTGATACAACAGGCACTGGTAGATTTGGTGTGCGAATATCTACGAGTGGTGTGGTACAAGTTTATACCTTGGCCGGAACAGTTCTTACTAGCGGCGGCACTGTGCTAATAAATAATTGGTACCACATTGCTTATTCTAAAAATAGCTCTAGTGGCAGGCTGTATCTTAATGGCACCCAGGTAAACACAACATATGCTGACGCCAACAATTATGTGGTTGGCACCGTTTCTAGGCCAATTATTGGCATCGATGCATATGATGCTAGTACCGGTCCATTTTTAGGTTATATGGCTGGTTTGCGCCTTGTAAAAGGTACTGGCTTATATACCACTCCTTTTGTGCCGCCGGTTGCCCCAGTAACTGCTGTATCTGGAACCTCACTTTTGTTAAGCGCTACAAACGGTGGCGTTTTTGACAGCACAACAACAATTGATTTGGAAACTTCTGGATCAAGCCAGATTTCAACATCGGTATCAAAATTTGGCGGCGGGTCAATATATTTCCCAACAACAAGTTCTCCATATTTGCAATCTCAGGCAACAACAACATCACAGCCGGTAACAATAGCATTTGCGCAAAATGATTTCACTGTTGAGCTATGGGTTTACTTTGCCACAAACAATGGAACATACAACCCATTTTTAAGGGCAGATGCTGCGTCCAACTTTGACTTTGGATACAACTTTTCCACTGGCAATTTAACTTATGCAGCAGCCACCGCTTTAATCACAACAGCTTGGACACCAAGTCTATCCACTTGGTATCACCTTGCTGTATGCCGATCAGGCACCTCAACACGCGCATTTATAAATGGCACGCAAGCCGGAGCAACCGCAACAGATACAAGCAATTTTTCGGCGCAAGCGTTTCGCATTGGCGGCAGTGCTTTTTCAGCGACTCATTTGCTAAGTGGGTACAATGACGATTTGCGAGTAACCAATGGGGTTGCGCGGTACACGACAACATTCTCAGTTCCAACAGCCGCATTCCCAAGCCAATAAGATCGCCATGGAAATTGCAATCATTCAAAACGGCGCAGTTGTGGCGGTTGGCCACTACAAAACGCTTTTTCCTAACACATGCTTTCCCGAAAGCGGCCCAAACGTGGAATTTATGCAAGAGCATGGAGCCAAACAAATCAACATGCCAGTGCCGTCTGATCATGAAACCCAGCATCTGGTCCCATGTGAACCATATGAAGATGGCGACTGGGTATACACAATGAAGGTGGTGGACAAATGATGGATGCTGAAACCGACAAACGCCTTGCCGTTCATGAGGCCATTTGTGCCGAGCGTTATGGCCGCATAGAGAGCCGTTTGGCAGATGGCGACAAACGCATGACCAAAATAGAATATCTGCTGTATGGCGTGATTGTGGCCATCTTGTTTGGCCCAGGGGTCGCAGCCGATGTCGTAAAGAAGTTTTTGGGGCTGTAATGATTGATGTCACCAAGGTTATTGCATCGGTTGCCGCCAGTGTTGCCGCACTGGGTGGCGGTTACACATTGGCCGACAAGGTTGGCTGGTTTGATCGCGCAATCATTGAGTGGTCACCGGAGCATTTTAAAATTGTGGCAGAGGCTGGACAGCCCATCAATGTCACCGTGGCAAGAATAAAGAAACGGGATGACTGCTCTGTTGAAAGCTTTACTCCAAGCATCCGTGACGCAAATGGCATGGTGCATGAAGCAACCACCACAGCAAGCAGATTCAGCGGCCCCGCAGGGCCAGAGATTGATACGTTTACATATCAACTCACGACGGTGAGAAAAGAGAAGATTGCTGAAGGCACGGCAACTTTACTGGCAACCATCATATACAAATGCCCCGAGGGGCAACGTGTTGTGCAATACCCCCGTCATGTAAATTTAAGTTTTGAATTAAAGGGTTAAAAAATGGATTGGCTCAAACAAATTGCACCAACTATCGCCACGGCAATGGGTGGACCGCTTGCGGGCATGGCTGTATCGGCTATCTCAAAAGCTATTGGCGTTGACCCAGACAAAGTTGGCGAATTAATCTCCAACAACAAGTTATCTGCCGAACAGATTGCACAGGTCAAGATTGCAGAGATTGAACTCCAAAAGCAAGCGCAGGAACTAGGCCTTAACTTTGAAAAACTTGAGGTTGAAGATCGCAAGTCGGCTAGAGAGATGCAAGCCACCACCCGAAGTTTGATGCCCCCATTGTTGGCTGGCGCAGTCACCATAGGTTTTTTTGGCATCGTGACACTGATGTTCTTCAGCAAGATAGACGAAAACAACCCGGCTATCTTGATGATGCTGGGCAGCTTGGGCACTGCATGGACAGGCATCATTGCATACTACTTTGGAAGCTCTGCTGGCTCACAAGCCAAAACTGATATTCTTTCAAGGACAGCAAAATGAACTTGTCACCCCATTTCACTTTGGAAGAACTGACGCACACAGACCATCGCACTCTGGATAACACGCCAAATGATGCGGAGCTTGCAAACCTTAAAAGATTGGCTGAATTTCTTGAAAAAATTAAAACCGTGGTGGGTGGCAAGCCGATCATGGTCAATTCGGCTTTCCGATCAAAAGCTGTCAATGATGCTGTGGGCAGCAAAGACACTTCTCAGCATCGTCGCGGCTGCGCTGCTGACATTCGGGTACCCGGCATGACCCCTGATGCGGTGGTCAAGGCCATCATTGCAGCCAATCTGGGCCATGACCAAGTCATACGGGAATTCAACGCCTGGACCCATGTTTCAATCCCAAATGAGCCGGTTGGCCAACCCCGCCAGATGGCGCTGATCATTGACAAAGAGGGCACCCGAGCCTTTGCTTAATTGCCCGCTGGGCCATACAATAGACTCAAAGCCAGGAAAGGTATTCCAGAATGACCACTGCAAGCGTGATGACCTACGACAGCTTGGTCGAGAATGTGCAATCCTACATGGAGCGCACAGATACCGCCACCATTGAAAAGATACCTCTTTTCATCATGCTGGCCGAGCAAACGATTGCCACCGAGATCAAGTTCATTGGCAACTTGCAAGTGGTTACGTCCGCCATGACGATCAACAACCCGGTCATCCAAAAGCCCGCTCGGTGGCGCAAGACGGTTTCAATGAACATCACCGATGCCAATGGTGAGCGCCAGCCCGTGCTTTTGCGTCGATATGAGTACATGCGCGAATACTGGCCCGATCAAGCGCAAACCGATTTGCCCAAGTTCTACACTGACTATGATGCCTATCATTGGTTGGTGGCCCCAACGCCCTCGGCGGCTTCGGCCTTTGAGGTGCTGTACTACGAGCGACTTCAACCGCTTGACTCCTCCAATCAATCCAATTGGTTTACCAACTACGCACCTCAAGCCTTGCTGTACGGCGCTCTATTGCAAGCCATGCCATTTCTGAAAAACGATGCTCGGACTCAGATGTGGAAGGCCCAATACGACACTGCCATCGGGGCGCTCAAGGCAGAGGATGCGACCAGAGTTGGTGACCGACAAGCCGTGGCGCTCGACTCATGACTACATTTACCAATCCATTTACCGGTGATGTCATTGACCCCACCGATGTCAGTTATGCGGCATACACCATTGCCGTTAGCACCGCCTTGGTGTGGCCAATCAATGGCGACACCAGCACCACGGTGGCTGCGCGGATCATGCAAATCACGGCTTCGGCTGGCAGTTTGTCATTGTCCATGCCGCCCGCCAATCAGGTGTCGGTTGGACAAGATGCCCTGATCCGCAACGTAGGGGCAAACACATTCACGGTCAAAACCTACACCGGCACCACCATTGGCACCATTGCCGCCGGTGAGGCCAAGTACATCTATGTGACCGACAACTCCACCGACACAGGGGTTTGGGGAATATTCACATTTGGCACCGGCACCTCGGCAGCGGATGCTTCTGCTTTGGCTGGGTACGGGTTGCTTGCAATCAGCACCACCCTCAATCAAAGCCACCCAACCGCCACCCTTACGGTAAGCCAAACCATGGTTTTGGCGGACCGTGCAAAAGCTTACATTTGGACCGGCGGCGCTGGAACAACCAATCTTCCAATTGGCTCTGTTTTGGGGTCAAGCTGGTTTGTTTTGATTAAAAACAATGGCACAGGCACCCTTAACGTGACGCCTGATGCAGCCGGTGGGGAATTGATTGACGGGGCCAATTACAAGGCATTTGCCCCTGGCGACTCGGCTTTTGTGCTTTGCACGGGTTCTGGATATGTAACTGTTGGCTTTGGTCAAAGCTCCCAATTTGCTTTCACCGCGCTTACAAAGTCGGTGACAGGCGGCACCGTGACCTTGTCCAGCAACGAGGCCACCAACACAATCATGACCTTCATTGGCACGCTGTCCAGCAACGTGACCATTGTTTTCCCGCCTGTGGTCAACTTCTATGTGATCAGCAATCAATGTACCGCTGGCACTTACACCATGACCGTGACCACCGGCAGCGGGGCCACCACCGTGATTCCCAGCAATGGGCAAGCCACCGTCATTTGTGATGGCACCAACTTCTACAACGCCAACACTTTGCTTTCGGGTGCCTCTGCATTCAGCATTGTGGACGGCAGCGCGGCCAATCCATCCATCAATTTTGCCAGTGAAACCAACACCGGCATATACCGCCCAGGCACCGGCCAATTTGGCGTTGCCATTTTGGGTACATTGCGATTAAACTTATCCGCGAGCGGTCTGGCCATAACTGGGACGGGCAACTTTTCTGCTGGAATCAGCGGCGGCAGTTTCTGATGACCCAAAAGGTTTTTTCCCTTGACACCAAGCCGGGCATCCAACGGGATGGCACCGTGTTTGACATGGATTTCTACACTGCTGGCAAGTGGGTGCGGTTCCAACGTGGCCGACCCCGCAAAATGGGCGGGTATCGCTTGTTTACCCAGTATCTGGCAGGCCCATCAAGGGGTATCTATGTAGACCCCCGCAACGCCTACTCCAACGTGTACAACGGGTATTCCAATGGGCTGCAAGTGCTGCCCATCTCCAACACCGGCGCAGGCACCGGCATCACAGACTTTACGCTGTCCAATTTCACGGCCAGCACCGACAATCTTTGGCAATTTGATGCTATCTATGACGCTTTTGGAACAGGCAATGCCAACTTGATTGCGCACCCTGGCCAAAACCTCACAGCAATTGACAGCAGCGTAGATACTCCGGTGCTATATGGTGACATCAATGGCACCACAATGAGCGCCTGCGGCGTGTTTACAGCCGTTGGAGCCACGGCTACGTCTACCACCATCACCCTGGTTGCGGCAAATGCTTTGATAAGCGCTGGGCAGTCTGTAACCGGGACAAATATTGCGCCAGGAACCACGGTTGTTTCTGTTTCCACCGTGTCAGTCATTATTTCAATAGCGGCAACTGGCACAGCAAGTGGCATCACGTTTACCTTTGACAACAACATCAGTGTGTCAGGCGGCGCTGTGGTGTTGCACCCGTACCTATTTGTGTATGGCGACAATGGATTGTTGAAAAACACCGGCCCCAACAACGTCAATGATTGGGCATCTGCCACCGCAAACGAAACCAATGTGTCATCCACAAAGATCGTCAAGGGCTTGCCCGTGCGCGGCGGCTCCAACGCCCCATCCGGCTTGTTTTGGTCGCTGGATTCGCTGATTCGCGTGTCCTATGCCCCAACCACGGTGACCACCGGGGTGACATCAAGCTCCTTTTACTGGCGCTACGACATCATCAGCAGTCAATCATCCATTTTATCAAGCCAATCGGTTATTGAGTATGACGGCATCTATTACTGGTGTGGCGTTGACCGATTTTTGATGTATGGCGGTACCGTCAAAGAGGTGCCAAACAACTTTAACCAAAATTACTTTTTTGACAACCTTAACTACAATCAGCGGCAAAAAGTATGGGCGCAAAAGGTGCCTAGGTTTGGTGAGATTTGGTGGTTCTTCCCGTCTGGCGACAGCGAAGAGTGCAACGATGCAGTGATTTACAACACCCGTGAACAGGTTTGGTATGACGCCGGTGGCGCTGATGGCGTGATGCGAAGCGCAGGGTATTTTTCGCAGATTTACAATTATCCCGTGGCCGCTGAGTGGGAATCTGTAGCTACAGGTGCCATCAACAGCTTG